AACCAGCCAATCAAGATTAGTATCAGGATCTCGTTTCATTTCGGAAACTTGATCCATTACATTCTTATAGGCATCTTCATTCAAATCTTTGCGTTTATCAATAGAAATTTTCAGAGCCTCAATTGACGGAGGCTCCTTAAATTCTTCAACATAATGTGAATAAGTATCAAAGATTTTCTTATGACTAATATCATCAAAGTATTCAGACTTAATGTATGGATACACTCGACGATAATAATCTTCATTAAATATAAGGTTAGTTAAAACTGTTTTCTCAATCATTATACGGCATCAACCTCTGCTACTTCTTCATCATCTTTCAAGATGGCATTGCCACCAACAGAGAAAGCGTTTTTGATGAAATCTTCAAAATCTGTTTGTTTAAACATTATATCCCAAAACTCGGAATTGTCAACAATTTCTTTTGCTCGAAGTAGTTTTTCAGAGATGATTTCGCCGGTGGCTGGATTAACAGCTTCATACCATCCAACCTTTGGCTTACGAATGTAACCACCTTTTTCAGCAACATCCATGAGACCTGACCATTTGACCATTCCTCCATCCCAAGATACTGAAATCGGGATTTTGGATTTCTCTTTAACATGGCGAGATTTCTCAATGTTGATAACAAAGTGATAACCTTGGATTTCAGTACCAACCTTATCCTGTTGGCGGCCGATAATCCAAATCGCATCGGCTGAATAGTAAATGCCTGTACCACCAGAAACAATTGCCTTAGGAAACAAACCAATTTCTTGGTAAGTATGGTTAACCGCAATCAACGGAATATCCTTTAGGTTCAAGTGTGGTGTTACAATGCGGAACAAAGATTTGAGTGCTTTAGCTCGAGACATATCAGCAACTGATTTACCATCAAGGGCATCCTCAACTTCCTTTTTAGAAGCAAGGTTACCAACCGAGTCAATAACAATAATCACATCATCACTCTTGTCGATTTGGTCAAGCTGCTGAGCAATATCAAACTTAAGTTCTTCAACGTTGGTAATCGGTGTATGAACAGTACGTTCCATATCAATACCAAATGATTCAAAGTATGCCTGCGGCGTACCAAATTCAGAATCATAGAACAAACAAACTGCATCTTTGTTTTTCTTCATGTATGCCGCCGCCATAAGTAATGCGAATGCAGACTTGAAGTGTTTGGACGGACCTGCGAGTACAAGTAGTCCTGGCGTTACCCCACCGTCAACACGACCGGATAATGCAACGTTTACCATCGGAACAGGCGTAGGTGCCATATCCTTTTTACCATAAACCTTCGACTCCGTGATAGGAGCAGTCATCTTGATGGTACTGTTTTTAACTAATTTATCTAATAGACTCATTTAGGTCCCCTCTACAATCCTAAGCAACTTGCTTTTATATGCTTCAATCTTTGCGACCCGGTCAGGCCAATAAATTGTTGACTTGTCCGGGTTTTTACAAAGATTATCCAAAAATGGCGAAATGGATTTATAGAGGAGCTCAAGACGGTATTCATATTCTTCAGCCGATACTTTGGCTTGAGTTACCTTGTCTTCAAGCTCCTCTTTAGCTCTACGTTCCGCCTCGATTTGCTCATTGGCTTGTTGTTCTTTTTCCTGAATTTCTTCATCAATAAAACTAAAACCAAAGTCAAAATCCAAGACTTCTTCGTAGACCTTCTTATCCATTCGCTAGTTCCTTAAAGATTGAGAGATCGTCATCGTCATCATCCATTGACATTGCTGCCGCAGGTGCTGCAGGCGCCGATGGTGCAGGAGCAGCTTGTTGAGTATTACCCATTGAGCTGAGATCCAAATCATCGGAATCGTCTGTTGCCTGAGTCGGCGTGGATGGTTCTTCATCCATTGCCAATACACGGTACAGCTTTGCCTTCAATTCAGCATAAGACTTGAAGTTCTTTGGATCAAGCAATTCTTGTAGCGAATGCTGCTGTTTCCAAATACGTTCGAGCTCAGCATCATCATCGGACAATGCAGAAGGAGAATCAAACTCAGACTTGTCGTAGTTTGGGTAACCTTCAAATTGGCGAATTTTTAGACGGAAGTTTGCGCCTTCCCATAGATCAAATGGGTTGACTGGCGTTTCATCTTCAAACTGAGGATTCATCAAATCGTTCAGCTTATCAAAGATTTTCTTGCCAAATTGGTAAAGGAATACCTTACCATCATTTTCAGGATTTGCCCCATCCTTAATAACCTGGATATTCGCAACGTACTTCAAGCGGCGCTTTTGTTTGCGTGCTTGTTCTTTGTCGGAATCAATACCTGAGTTCCATAGTTTAGAGTTATACTCTGAAACCGGGTCATCCTGGTTGAGGGTTGTAAGAGAATTCTCGATATACCACAATCCTGTTGGACCTTGGAAGCCGTGATCCCAAATGCGTACGAAAGGCATTTCTTCACCTTCAGATGCAGGTAAGAAACGAATAATAGCAAAACCATTACCTGCCTTATCGCGGGTTGGTTTCCAGAATTTGCCTTCGTTGGGATCAGAGTAGCTCTTTTGTGATACTTTTTCGAGCTGCGCGTTCAACTTGTCAAGCGAAGATGAACGAGATTTTTTAAGTGCGTCAAATGACATTGCCATATGTATTCTCCTTGTATAGCGTTATATTTTCGTAGTATGCAATAATATGTATCGGATTAACCGACCATATATTTATATCAGAAAAACCGTTCACGGATCAGATCTTTAAACTTTTTTTCTGAAATATCTAGGAAGGGTCTGTACTTCTTTGATAATCTAATTATATCACGTGCAACGAATTTGTCAACAATTTCTTTCTCCCAATAGGCAAATATTTTTGATGCCGATGCGATAATAGACAATGTCTCCAAACTGATTTGCCGCTGCAAATAAAGCGACATGATATGTGGGTGCTGTCCGTCATGAACAGCAAAGTTGGCTTGATAGTTATCGTCGAGTTTGTTTAAGTCATTTTTAAAAAGATATGATAACGACTCAATGCGTTTGCGCCACTCAAGATAACGAGATTCTCCTGTTTCTTCAACAATATCACGGATCCATATATCAGGTTTCACAATCATATTAGAAAGCATAACCCCTTGAGGATCGTCCATCTTTGACAGTTTGTGAAAGAAATAAACGTCAGGCCGAGTCATATACTTTTCGTATGTTGCTCGTACTTTACCGTTATATTTTTGATAATCATATCCGTCTGTAGTAAAATGCTTTTTCATAGCAAGGTAATTTACATACAGACGGAAAGATTCCTCAGTCGCATATCCGTGTGATATCAGGCTCATCTCGTTTTACCATTTTCAAGTCAACCGCTTCACTCCTTACTTTCTCTTTAAGGATTGAAGACTTTTTCACAATGTCTGCAACAGTTTCAATTTCTAAATCGTTTGCTCGTGCGTATTCACACAAAGCATCAATATAGTTAATACCTGCTGCAAGCATATGAGAAATTTCATGATGTATTTTTTCAGGGGATCGAGGCGGCGTAATCATTATCCGTTTAACACCTTAATCCCGCTAATCCAATTATTCGCTGCATCTTCAACGTAATGTACGCTGCGACCAATAATAGCTTCTTCTTTAATAAAGTTTCCATTAATGTAATAGTTAATTGTGTAGCCTTGCCCTGCCGAGTGGATTTCAGCTCGTAGCTGTTGCCCGTCCCGTTCTCCCAGGAATTGGTTGACGAACGTCGTCATTATACGTACCCTCCTTTATATGTTTAATATGTGAAGTTGCTTTTTGTGATCCACACTCTTTACAGAATACCACATTTACTTCATAACGATGGCGACCAAACATAACGCTTGTAGTGCCATTAGTTATATTAATATTATCACAGCAATGCAATACTGTCAACTGTTTTTTCCTTTCTTCAATTCTTTTGATTGGTAAATTTCGTACTCTTCTTCTGTCTTATATTGCCATTCGTCAGTGTGGCCAACAGACCATTTAGGTTCTGTTTCTACTGCGTAGTTTTGAGTACATACTTTAAAGTCAGGCTGTAGTAATTTATCAGGAGTTAAGGAGCTATCACGCCAGATAACCCGATTGTT